GGTGAAAATTCATGGGTTAAACTATTCAAATGGAAGTTTAATTCTTTTCTACCCGCTTGGTTACATCAAGATATACCGCCTACACCTTGGAAAATGGAGTTGGTTGCTTTGTTCGCAAAGTCTCCTTCTAATGCTTTTTTCAAGCCTGAGGTCCTATTACCTGGTGTTTTCCATGATACCTTTATAGGGTGGAAAAACAAGAACTCTAAGAAGTTCCATGAAGTCATCTATGCTTCCCTTATTCTTAAGAAAGGAATGCCCTCCGTGTCGAAAGACATGTTGAAACAAGCTGAAATCGATGCTCGAGTTCAGTTGACAACATTGCGTGAGGATGCGTATGAGAAGATTATTTCTCTACCTGGTGAAGATTTTATCTTTACTAGACACCATCTTGAGAATGAACTTCGAAGAACTGCTACAGAATTGTTTGGTACACGACCTCTTAAAGAGACCGACATTCTTAATAGTTTCTTTCCATCTATAAACTCCTGTTATTTTAATACAAAGGGGATGGGTGGTTGCCTCGGAGAATTAACTAATGATTATGGTGATGGTGTTAACAATTGTTATATACACCGCGAGAAACATGATTGTTTTGTTAATGAAGGCCCGGAAGAACCGGCCTACTACGTTCATAATGGATTGCTCTCTAAGGAGGGTGATTTATTGGACTATGGTACCGAGAGCGCGAAGTTTTTTGATCCTATACCTAAATCCTACGGGAAAAAAGGCAAGGAAGAAGAGGCTAAGTTTATAAAGGAACGACGTTTAGGTTATGAACAGACCGAAAGCGGATCAGTACTTTGTGTAGATACCCAACAACTGGATGAGACCTGGAAAGAGTTTTATTTTGGCTTATACGAGGAAGCTTTGGAAGAACCACCATTCGTTGAATGTGTGGCCTTAGCTGAGCCTTTGAAAGTTAGAGTGATCTCAAAAGGTCCGCCAGTCATATATAGCTTCCTAAAACCAATATAAAAATGGTTATGGGGCATACTACATAATGAGAAAGTCTTCTCTCTTATCGGCACATGGGTGACCGAGGATCATCTTAATGGTGCTCTTGGAGAGTTGGAAAAAGATTATGAGGTTGTAAGTGGAGATTACTCTGATGCAACCAATAATTTGCGTTCGTGGGTTTCTGAGATCTTGTTAGATCAACTCATGATAGAGCTCGGTGAGAGTATCTCGATAGATTTATTGAGAAAGCTCCCTAATGGGTTTTTAGCAAATTTGAAGTCATTGATGAAAAAAGCATTGACTAAGCATATCTTTCACGATGAGAGTGGCCAAGCTGTCCTTCAAAAGAATGGGCAGTTAATGGGATCCATCATCTCTTTTCCTTTTTTGTGTATGGCTAATGCTGCATTGTGCCGTTTCGCTTTAGAAAACGCCAATAGCAAGACCTATCGACTCACAAATAAACCGTACCGGAATTCCGGCGAGTTATGTCCTTTATTAATAAATGGGGATGATTGTGTATTCAAAGGCACCAAAGGTCTAATTAGACCTCTTTGGGAAGGCATTACGGCTATGGCTGGACTAGAATCTAGCGTTGGAAAAACTTATTTTTCTGCAACATTTTGTACTATTAATTCCACACTTTTTACGTATGTGGATGGCCTATGGGTTATGCAAAAAGCAATTAATATGGGACTTATGTTAGGACGCAGTAAATCTGGTGAGATCTCAAATGAGATACATACACTAGGTACGCGCGCAAGAGAGCTAAAAAGCACTTGTCCACTCAAGAGGTGGCCTGCAGTTAAAAGTTTGTTTATTAAACAGAACTGGGAGCTACTCACAAAGCACCCCTTGCCCTGGTTTCTACCAGAATGGTTGGGTGGTTTGGGTTTACCCTGTGACAAGGAATCTGAGCTTAGTGCTCAAGACTTGTTACACGCATCTATTATTAAATACTATTATAATTCCGATAAAAAAGGAAAGATGCGACCCTGCAAAATGGGTGATGCTCCAGAGTGGCTTATGCACCAGAAGATCGATAAACGACTCAAAGACATGGGTGTGGGTGATGAATGCTATTTTAATAAGGCAATATCTAATGATGGTACGACCATCGACCTACACGACAGTTATTCGAAATTGTATAAAGCACTCACCGCTGAACTATTGTTCAAGTGTGGCTTTTATGATTTATGGGAATTACCCGAGAAAACTGTTTCGAGAGCGATTTATCATAATCTCCGCGTTTTTGATGAGTGCCGTGCACTTGCTGAACTGACGGAGTTAGATATATCAACTGGATTAAGAGTGAATAAGTTCGAGCCAATGGCTTTCGACGAAATATCACAAGAGCAAAAAAAGCTCGTGCCACCAGTGTTCCTAAAGGACCTGAATCTCATCATCGAAGGAAAAGAATATACCTTCGATGAGTCCGAATACTAAGAGATTCATGAATAAGCTGTACGATTAACATACAAAGCGGATTAATAATGGGGTTAAACATTGTTTTTCCCACGACCGATTGTCGTAATACGTATTGTTACAACAGCTATTCTACCTAGGAAGGAAAACCTAGATGTCCACAACTCAAATTAATATTATGAATTGTCTTCTTTACAATCAAGTAAGTCCGCGATTACGCGATTATTATAGTCTGAAAGAAAGGATTGTTAGACAGGAATAAGTATTTAGTTAATACCGTCC